CGCCGACCGCATCGAGAAGCTGGAGACGGCGCTGCGGGAGATAGAAATTCTAGAAGTAGATCCTCGGTGCTCCGGCCAAATGTGGGTTGAAACATTGAAAGCGGTTGCTCGCAAAGCACTGGAGGGGAAAGATGATCCTCAAACGAACCTCTAGACGCCGATGGAAAGCCCGCATGATGATGGGCATGTGGATTCCGGGCATGGTGATCAATGCCTATGGCTTTGAGCCGCCCGATGGTTATGTTGCTGAAGCCCACCCTGACCTAGACTTTTGGCGGATAGTGAAATGTGGTACGATGAAAGCATGAAGGATGACACCTACGTCTCCAGTGGTTGGCACTACAACTACGGCTTGCTCCGTCGCCCGGAGCTAGACGATGTGAACGGCTATGCATATGAGGAGGTTGACGGCGACCTGATTTATACCCGCCGCATTACCCATTCAGTTCGGGCTTACTTTGATTGTTGGCGGGATTCCGAAACCGGCGAGAAGTACCTCACGTTCACCCGGTTGCCTGTTAAGTGCTGGGCCAAGGCGAGCAAATGAAGATCCTTCAGCTTGACGGCAAGACGATCTCCATCGAGGAGCAGCTACAGGATCTTGACCGCGCGGAGTTTGAAGACTCGCTTTATGCGTTCCTAATGAATGGGTGGAAGTACATCGACCCAGCGCCCTTCGCCCACGGCTGGCCCATTGAGGCGGTCGCAGAACACCTTCAGGCTGTCGTAGACGGCGACATCAAGCGGCTTATCATCAACATACCACCGCGCTGCGCAAAGTCGTCCCTGACCTCCGTAGCCTTCCCTGCGTTCACATGGGCTCAGAGGCGCAAGAGCGACACCAGCGGGCCGGGCGTCCAGTTCCTGCATGCGTCCTATTCGCAGATCCTGACGCTGCGCGATTCCACGAAATGCCGCCGCCTCATTGAGAGCCCTTGGTATCAGGGTCTGTGGGGTGATCGGTTTCACCTGATGGCTGACCAGAACACGAAGAGTAGGTTCGATAATGACAAGGGTGGCTCAAGACTCTCTACATCTGTCGGGTCGTCTCTTACGGGTGAAGGCGGGAATATTATTGTCGTCGATGACCCCAATGCGGCGCAAGAAGCACACTCTGAAGCCACCATCTCCACCACCATCGAGTGGTGGGACAGCGCGCTGTCGACTCGTCTCAACAACGCCAAGACCGGCGCGTTTGTGGTTATCCAGCAGCGCCTCGGGGAAGAAGATCTTACCGGGCACATTCTTAGTAAGGAGGTGGGGGAGTGGACCCATCTCTGCCTTCCAATGAGATTTGAGCCAGAGCGCTCCTTCATGACGAGCATTGGCTGGGAAGACCCCCGCAAAGAGCCCGGCGAGCTTCTGTGGCCCGAAAGGTTTGGCGAGCGCGAGGTTGCCAACCTAGAGCGTCAGATGGGGCCGTGGACGGCTGCTGGGCAACTTCAGCAGCGCCCAGAGCCCAAGGGTGGCGGCGTCATCAAGCGGGAGTGGTGGCAGCTTTGGGAGCGTGAAAAGTTTCCTCCGCTGGATTATGTGATGGCCTCGCTTGACACGGCTTACACCACCAAGACCGAGAACGACTACTCAGCCATGACGGTGTGGGGCGTCTTCTCGGGCGGCAATCAGGGCGCGATTGCCAACCGGGTCATCGGTCGCGATTCCGAAACCATCTCGATGATCAAGCGCACCTACACGGAAGAGCATCCGAAGGTCATGATGATGTTCGCGTGGCAAGAACGGTTGGAGCTTCACGAATTGGTCCTCAAGGTTTCCCAAACCATGAAGGACTACAAGGTCGATAAGATCCTCATCGAGAACAAGGCGGCAGGCATCAGCACGGCGCAAGAGATTCGCAGGCTTTACGGGCATGAAGACTTTGCTGTTCAGCTTGTTGACCCAAAAAGCCAAGACAAGCTCTCCCGGCTCTACTCGGTGCAGCACCTATTCGCGGAAGGTTTGATCTTCGCGCCTGACAGGACATGGGCCGATCAGGTCATCACACAGGTCAGCACGTTCCCGAAAGGCAAGCATGACGATTTGGTGGATACGGTGAGCATGGCCCTACGACATCTGCGCGAGATTGGGCTTCTGGTGCGCGGCGATGAGTTCACGGCGGATCTTGAAGGCAAGATGCATCATACGGGCTCTGCACCGCCGTCGCTTTATGGTATTTGAGAATTGGTGGCCGGGCAGACCGGTGAGGCCCTGTTGCGCGACAGGAACCCAAGATGCTGGAGCCCTCGCCCAGCCCACCAAAACCATGCTATATTGGACCCCTCAATAGGGGATTCCAATGCCACGGGTATCAGCCAGCGCCACGGTCGAAGTGATCAAGCCGAACACACCAAAGACCATAGGGAACTTTAGGGTCGAGGTGTGGGGTCTGACCCCCTACGACTTCGTTCGTCACTATGAAATTATGGCGCAATCGGATACAATCGCTGCGCAAGAAGGCATTCGACGCTTTGTCGAAGAGATGGAAAATCTTGATATTTCAAAGGGATAACCCATGCCTATGACGCCGGGGCTTGTGCCCAACATTCGCCAGTTAGCCCCGGAGATGCCCAACATCGCATCTAACGACGACGATCTTGTGGTCCAAGTTGACGATGACGCGCCTGCGGTTGACAAGGACGCTAAGGGCAACATCCTTCGCATTGAGCATCCCGATGGGTCGATCTCGATCTCCCTTAACGGCAAAGGTATTGGCAGCGAAGAGACCGAAGCGGAGCGCGCCAAGGATTGGTTCCGCAACCTTGTCGATGACATTGACGGCGGTGAACTGACCCGGATTGCCGAAGAGTTGATGCGCGGCGTTGGCGATGACATTGAGAGCCGCCGCGAATGGATCGAGGACCGCGCGCAGGGCATCAAGCTGCTGGGCCTGAAGATCGAGATCCCCGGCTTGCAGGGAGCCGCTGATGGGGCTCCGGTGGAAGGCATGTCTCGCATCCGCCACCCGCTGCTGCTTGAAGCAGTGCTGCGATTCCAAGCGAACGCCCGCAGCGAGATGCTGCCGACTGATGGGCCGGTGAAGGTCCGCAACGATGCCGTTCAGTCCACGATCCAGCAGGACGAGTTGGGCAACGCCCTTGAGAAAGATCTGAACCATTACCTGACAACGGTGGCGAGCGAGTATTACCCTGATACCGACCGCATGCTTCTCATGTTGGGCTTCGGCGGGACAAGCTTCAAGAAGGTTTACTTCTGCCCCCTGCGGAATCGCCCGGTAAGCGAGAGCGTGGATGCGGATGATCTGATCGTCAGCAACAGTGCCACCGATCTGCGAAATGCCAAGCGTGTGACGCACCGCACCAAGATGCGCCCCTCGACTGTAAAGCGCTTGCAGATCCTCGGGGTCTACCGCGACATAGACCTGTCAGATCCCAAGCCAATTGATCTTGACAGTGTGCAGCGCGAGAAAAACGCCCAGCAGGGTATTTCTGGCGATAGCTTCAACCCGGAAGACCGCGACCGCGAGATCTACGAGTGCTATTGCGAACTCGACGTTGGCGGGTTTGAGCATAAGTATAAGAAGAAGATCAGCGGCCTTGAGATCCCATATCGCGTGACCATTGATGTCTCCACTAAGGAAATCTTGTCGATTGTCCGCAACTACGATGAGGACGACGCCGAGCTTCCCACGGCTCGCCAGAACTTCGTGAAGTACACTTTTGTGCCGGGCATGGGCTTTTATGATCTCGGGCTTCTGCATATTCTCGGGAACACCACCAACGCTCTGACCGCTGCATGGCGTGAGATGCTGGACGCTGGCATGTATGCCAATTTTCCGGGATTTTTGATGGCCGACACTGGCGCGCGGCAGAACACAAACATCTTCCGTGTTCCTCCCGGCGGCGGCGCTCTGGTCAAGACCGGCGGTCAGCCCATCAACCAAGCGATTATGCCGCTTCCCTACAAGGACGTTGGCGCTGGCCTGATGAACCTCACCGAGAACATGGCCCAGACCGGCGCGCGTGTCGGAGGAACGGCAGAGATGGCCGTAGGGGAGGGCCGGGCCGATGCCCCTGTGGGCACCACCCTCGCCATGATTGAGCAGGCCACGAAGATCCTGAACGCCGTCCACAAGCGCATGCACAGCGCGCAGGCCGAAGAGTTCCAGCTTCTCGCCCGCTGCTTCCGCGAGAACCCGGAAAGCTTCTGGCAGCGCAAAGGCAAGCCATCCTATCCGTGGAGCGAGCAGACCTTCGTGCAGGCGCTCAACGACTGCGAACTGATCCCGCAGGCTGATCCCAACACGGCCAGCCACACGCAGCGCCTCATGAAGGTGATGGCGTTGAAGCAGCTACAGTCGGCCAGCCCCTCGATGTACGATCCCATCGCCATCGACACGGCGGCTCTCAAAGCCATCGGTTGGAGCAACCCCGAGCAGTTCCTTGCGCCGCAGAGTGCGCAGAGCAGGCCCCCGCCGGAACTGATTCAGGCGCAGGCGATGATGAAGACCAACGAGATGAAGGCGCAAGCCTCGATGATGGACTCGCAGACCAAGGCCCGCGCCGCAGAGATGAAGGGCGAGGCGGATCTGATGAAGGCCAAGATCGACATGATGAAGGCCCAGAACGAACTGGCCTTGGCCGAAGAAGAGTTGCGTAGCAAGTCGATGGATCGCGTGTCGCGTGAGCGCCTGCAACTCATTGATCTTGCTCAGAATTTAACTGTGCATCCAGAGAGCGCTGGGTTGGTGTCCCCGCTGATTGAGCCTGCTATGCAGGAGATCGACCGGCAAGAACAGATTGGGACAGGCGGCGTAAGGCCCGAATCCCTTGGAGGTGAGTGATGGCTGCAAGCTTTCCTGAAATGGTTGCCAACAGGGTTGCAAGTTCTACTCGCGCCCGCCTCATGGAATTTTACAAGTCGCAGGGATACGATGAGCCAACGGCGGCAGCTTTGGCGGTTGCCGAAATGGGACGCCGAGCCCCGCCGGATTATTCCATCCCAGATCCGGGCTATGAAGGCCCAACATCTGCACCTTTGGTTCAGAGTTTGCGGGAACAGGCGCAGGCCAACCCGCGTGAATTGGCGGCAACCCGCAGTTCTAGTGAAGATCTCCCCGGATTTGACCCTACGGCTCGGGAGTTTAACGCCCAGCAAGCTGCTGAAGCCGCTGCTCGTATGCAACAGCGATCAACATCCCTTCACCAGCAGATGTATGGCCGTTCCTCTGCTATGTCTGACGAAGACGTTGCTAGGGCCGAAGGCATGGCAACTGCTGGAAAAGAGCCGCCACGCTCTCGGTTTGATCTTTCCCCCCGGAGAACTGCGCCGCAACCCGCCCCAACATATTTGACGGAGTCGTTCAGGGAACCCGAGCGTCCAACACTTGCCGAACGTGCTATGGGGATTGTTGAACAGCCCGTTAGCCCTACCGTAAGGATAGCCGAAAACGTAATGCGCGAGGATCGGGGCGGCTCACTCCCGGCTGCTGCCGCTGCGCCTGCTGCCGCCGCGCCTAATGTTGCGCCTGCCTTTCCTATGGATGGGAGCATTTCTGGCGAAACTTATGGAATGCCGTGGAAGCGCGAACTGGCCCGTGCGGCCACTCAAGTTAGCGGGTTGATGGATTCAGGGCCGGGCATTACGGCTCCCGCTGCTGCCGCGCGGCCTGCTGCACGGCCTATGCCTCCTATGCCTATGGCGCGTCCTAGTGATGTTCCTCGCGGGGAAACCGCCAGCTTTATGTCCCGCTTCTTTGGTGGCCC